TTAAAGTTGTCGAAGCACTTGGTGATGGTTGGCGGTTGCCGACAAAAGATGAGCTAAATCAGATGTACCTTGAGCAAGAAAATATTGGTGGTTTTGGAGCCTACTACTACTGGAGTTCGTCGGAGTACGACGCTGACAACGCGTGGAACCAGTACTTCTCCAATGGCAACCAGAGCAGCTACAACAAGGACTTCAACTTCAGGGTTCGTCCTGTGCGAAACTTGAAACCACTCAAAGAGCCTATAGACAAAGTGGTATCCGATAAACCATCAACATGGCGTGAAGAAGTTGAAGATTATGAGGCGAATAAAAAGTTGTATGATAGGATTGCAGATATAGAACTACAACTTGAATGCTGTAAGGATGCAAGTAATGGTAAAGATTTACTTATCATGGCTTTGGAAAAAAGAATTGTTGATCTTGAATATCAAGCATTTCAATATGCTATAAAAAATGAACGTTCACCTAAAGCATATGTTGAAAAATGTGATGATGGTTCTTTTAATGTATGTTTTGGTGTATTTCAAAGAAAATATGTTCCTATAAAAACAAGGAGAAAAAATGAATTTAGAAGAAATTTTTAATAAAGCAAAATGGTTTAATTGTCCTTGTGAACAAAGTCACAATGAAACTATTGATGAACTCAGAAAAGATATTTTGAAGTATATTGAGTATAAAATGAGTACTATAAAATACTGTACTTGTCATTTAGATTCAATAGCTGGAGATGGGGATTAAAGTATATACAACTTGGGGAATAGCCAAGTGGTAAGGCATCGGCCTTTGGAGCTGACACTCGTAGGTTCGAATCCTACTTCCCCAGCTATAAATTTAAAATACAATTTTATACATGAATAAAACATATATTATAAGTGATACACATTTTGGACATAATAATATAATTAAATATTGTAATAGACCTTTTGAAAATGTAGATATTATGACAAAAGAATTAATTAATAATTGGAATTCTGTTGTCAAAAAAAATGATATTGTATATCATTTAGGTGATATAGCTATGTCTATTAATAAAGAGCATGTTACTTCAATTATAAATGCATTAAATGGTAGAATTATATTAATAAAAGGTAATCATGATAATGAAAAAGATCAATATTATATTGATTTATTTTACATGTATTATAAATATCCTATTATAATAAATGATGTTATTTTATCTCATGAACCTATACAAAATTTAAATAATACTTCTTTTTATAATATACATGGTCATATGCATAATACAGCAGAAGTTCATCCTGAATTAAATATGGGAAAACATCATTTTAATGTTAGTGTAGAATGTATCAATTATACACCTGTTTTATTAGATATTGTTATTAATAATTTAAAAAAATAAAAATAAAATGTCAGATATAACCACTTATAATGCAACAGCATTAGTTAGATTGAAAGATAAATATGTAATTGCTATAAAAAGAGATAATACAGATTTTGTTGAAAATGATACTAATTATTTTCTAGATTTGTATTTTGTAGATCATACATTAAATTTTACTCCTTTTGATTTTAAAAATACACATTTTGAAGACGAAGAACAAACCCATGTTGAAAAAAACAGTAATCGTTTTAAATGTTTTAAAGTTGAAGATTTAGATTTTGTTGTGAAATAATTTTAAAACTTCGAGCTGGAATTGATAATACTTCAATAATATTCGCCATAAGTTTAAATTATTTATTATTAATGTAGTATGTAAATGATTTTATATACTACATTTTTGCTTCCTTAGCTTTAATTGGTAGAGCACCTCACTTGTAATGAGGATGTTGGGGGTTCGAGTCCCTCAGGAAGCTCTTGTGGTATCTGGTGTTAAAACAACTGGGGTTGAAATATTACCATCACTGGCTCAGGGACCAGGGATACCACTTAATTGTTCTTTGAAAATTTTAATTCTATAAACAAGGTATATTACAATGAAAAACATTACTGTATTATTTAAAGATATTTACAATGTATTTAAAATAAAAAAACATGTTAATTATGGTCATTGTTACTCTCACTTTAAATATAGATTAGAAACAAAATTTTGTAACTAAAGTTTAACACGCGGTGTTTGTAATAAATCTCTCTTGAGTAGAGATACCTTTAGATAAAGGCCCTTAGCTCAGTTGGTTAGAGCAAGCGACTCATAATCGCTGGGTCGTAGGTTCAAATCCTACAGGGCCTACTTATTATATATATATGGTGGTCTTATATATAATTTGGTTCTTCAGTAGCTCAAATGGTAGAGCATTGTCTTATTCATTTACCACATAAAAGACTTAGATGAGACAATTAGACAATGTGGCAGTTGAGATAAACTGAGTCTTGGTGGTTCGAATCCACCCTGAAGAACAAATATTAATGGGGTTGTGGCGGAACTGGTAGACGCTGTGGACTAAAACTTTTCTTTTGTTATTGTCTACCATTTTTGTATATTTAGTTTTTAACTTAAACTTATCTAAATATGAAAATGTGTATTGATTGTGGCAAAGAAGAAGTAGTTGAAAGAAAAAGATGTAAAGAGTGTGCTAAAATCTATAATAGAGAACGAGTTAAAAAATACTATAACAAGAATACTAAAAAACGTTATGGTATAGGAGTTTGTTCATTATGTGGTGAATCAATGATTATGAATAGACCAAACCAATTAACTCATTTAAAATGTAGAAAAAAGAATACTGAAAATTATAATAAAGTAAGTAGGAGTACTAAAGGTAATACTTTAGGTAGACAAGCAATTATTGATTTAGGATTCTTGTTATCAAAAGATATCTTTATTCATCATATTGATGAAAATCCTGAACACAATATATTATCTAACTTTATGATAATGTCAGTAAACAAACACAATGCTTTACATCGTTTTCTTCAACAACAATGGTCGCTATATAGGAAACTGTATAGTAGTAATGCAGAGAATTGCTGGGATAGCCTTAGAGATCAGTTAACTAAAGAGTGGTTAGAAATGACGAACTCAAATGTTATAAAAATAACTGATATTGGTCAATCAGCATCCGAGCCTCTAAACAAAAATGTCGTTTATATTTTTGCATGAGGAAGGTTCAGAGACTATGTACTGCATACCTAAATCAGAAATGATATGGTAAAGATATAGTCCAGACCACAAACAGACGAATAGATTGTAAATAGACAAGAAAGTCTGGTAGCTAACTGCTATAGTGGTAAGTAAAATCCACTGGAGAAATCCGTGAGGGTTCGATTCCCTCCTTCCCTACATTTACAAATAAAACAATAATTAAATCAATTATTGAGTATTTATAACTAAATAACTATTTATGAAAAAAACAATTATATCTTTTTTAATTCTATTAATACCTTTGAGTGCAAGTGCAGAAATTGGTATCGCATCTTATTATGGAAAACAATTTCATGGAAGAAAAACAGCAAATGGTGAAAAATTTAACATGCATGCTTTAACTGCTGCACATAAATCTTTACCATTTAATACAATAGTAACTGTTACAAATCTTTCAAATAATTTGTCAATTAAAGTTAGAATTAATGACAGAGGTCCATTTGTAAAAGGTAGAATTATAGATTTATCTAAAAAAGCAGCTAAATTAATTGGTATTGATGGTATTACTAAAGTTAAAATTGATATAATAAATACTGAATCTTAATTTTAACAATTTGGAAGTTAAACCAAATGAAAAAAATAATATATGATATTGAAATATTTACTAACTTTTTCTACCTATTATGTAAAGATATTACTGAAAAAGAAAGTAAAATATTTGCTTTTGAAATAAGTCCAGTTAAAGATGAAAGAAAAGAATTATTAGCTTTTTTAAACGATAAAAAAAAGATAATGATTGGTTTCAATACTCTTAAATTTGACTGGCCTTTGTTAAATCATTTTGAAGATTTAATGAAAAAATATCCATTAATGTATACAGATATTCTTACTAATAATCTTAAAAACAAAGCTAATACTTTAATTAATTCATCATTTGTTCATGCAAATAATAAAATCATACAGTTAGATTTATTAAAAATAAATCATTATGATAATAAAGCTAAAATGATTTCGTTAAAAGGTCTTGAATTTTCTATGAGAATGAATAATGTTCAAGAATTACCTTATGCACATGATAAAGTATTAGAATTAAATGAAATAGATGTAGTTAAAGAATATTGTGTTAATGATATCAATGCTACATATGAATTGTTTTTAAGAACTAAAACATTAATTGATGATAGATTTAAATCTAGTTATTTGTATAAAACAAATCTTTTAAACTATAATAATCCTAAATTAGGTGAATATATTTTAATCAAAAGAATTAAAGAACATTTAAATAAAGAAGATTTAGGTCAAACATATAGGAAAGAAATCATATTAAAAGATATTATTTTTCCTTATATAGCATTTGAACATGAACCATTTAAAAATATACTTACTTGGTTTAACAAAAAAATTATAAAAGAAACAAAAAGTGTTTTTACTGAAATACCATTAGAAGAAATAGAAGAATTAAAACCTAATATTAATATTAAGATTTTTAAAAAGACAAATCTTAAGAAATTAAATGTAGTACATAAAGGTTTTGAATTTACATTTGGGACTGGTGGGATACATGGTGCTGAAAAAGGTATTTATTATAGTAATGAAAATTACAAAATAATGACTTTTGATGTTAAATCTTTGTATCCAAATATTAGTATTAGAAACAACTTATTTCCTTTACATTTAGGTAATACTTTTTGTAAAATTTATGAAGATATATATAATGAAAGATTAAAATATCCTAAAAGTGATAGTAGAAATGAATTATACAAATTAGCATTAAATGGTGCATACGGTAAATCTAATTCTATACATTCTTCATTGTATGATCCTCAATTTACAATGTCCATTACTTTGAATGGTCAATTACTTCTTAGTATGTTATGTGAACAATTAATGGATATANCAAATAGTAAATTATTAATGATAAATACTGATGGTGGAGAAATTATTATACCATCAAATGAAATTAATAAGTTTTATGATATTTGTAAATCATGGGAAAAATTAACAAAACTTCAATTAGAATATAATACGTATAGTAAAATATTAATTTCTAATTGTAATTCATATATAGCAATATATGAAGATGGTAAAGTTAAACAAAAAGGTCCTTATACAATAGAAAGAGAATTATACAAAGATCATTCTAGATTAATAGTTCCAAAAGCTGTAGAAGCATATTATCTTTATAATATTCCAATTGAAGATTTTATTAAAAATCACAATGATATATTTGATTTCTTTTTAAGAACAAAACTTAATAAAGATTCAAGTTTAATTGGTATTAATGGTGATGATATTATTCAATTACCAAGATTAACAAGATATTTAGTTACTAATACTGGATATACTTTGTTAAAAATAATGAATAAACGTCAATTCAATATACAGAAGGATTATTTATGTACTCCTTGTAATTATTTAAATGATGAAATTAAAAGTGAATTATTTAAAAATATAAATTATGATTTTTACATAGATAAAGCTAATAAACTGTTAATTGGAGAAGACAATGAAGAAAACTAAAAAAGAAATACAAAGTGAAATTGTTAATAATTTAATAATGTCACCTAGTACAAATAATCTTGTAATAGCAGCTACAGGTGTAGGTAAATCTAAAATTGCTATTGATTATTTAAAAACTTTTTTTGTTAAAAAAAAAGCTAATATTTTAATTGTAATTCCAACTATTGAATTACGAGATATTGATTGGCCTAATGAATTAAAAAAATGGAACATAACAAATACTATGTTAAAAAACATTAGAATTGAATGTTATGCTTCATTGACAAAAATTAAAAACATGACTTTTGATCTTGTAATATTTGATGAAATTCATCGAACTACAGAATTCAATTCGATTGTCTTTGAAAACAACATAATCAAACATGCATTGGGGTTGACAGCAACTTTTCCTAAAGATCCTATGAAACAATATTTATTAAAAGTTTATAACTTTAATACTATTGCTAATATTCCATTAGATGAAGCTGTCAAATTAGGTCTTATTTCTCCTTATGAAATTAAGATTATACCTGTTTGGTTGAATAACACAATAAAAGATATACCCGCTGGTAATAGTAGTAAAAGATTTTATGTAACTGAAAGAGGTCAATATGATTATATTACTAATACAATTGATGTTCTCAAAGAAAAAATAGATAATTCTGTATATTGTAATCATTATGATGTACAAAAATTAAAATTTCTTAGGTTAATGAGAGCAAAATTTTTATCTAATTTAAATAGTAAAATAATCATAGGAAAAGAAACTTTGCTTAAAATAGATCAGAAAAATGAACGTACATTGATTTTTGCAAATAGCATAGCTACAGCTGAAGCAATGCATTTTCATACTTATCACTCTGGTAAAAAAAGTAAAGAAAAAGGACTTCATTTACAAAAATTTAGAGATGGTGAAATTAATACACTTGCTTGTGTTAATGGTTTAAATGAAGGTGTTAATATATCTGATGTAGATAATGCAATTATAATGCAAGTAAATGCATCTGATTTAATACTTACACAAAGGATAGGTAGAACCTTAAGATTGAAGGAAGGTAAAGACTGTTTAAGTAAAATATTTATCTTATGTGCTCAAAACACAGTAGATGAAGATTGGGTAAATAGTGTAACCAAAAATCTAAACGTTATTTGTGACTAATATTAATGAAAAAATTATACAAACATTGGAAGAACAAAATATAGGTCTGAATACAGGCCTATTATGTCTCCTGGGTATATATCACAATGTTGATTTTGAACCTTTATATGATGCTTGTAATATAATAACAGTAGCAGTTAAGCAATTAAATGCATCTGGTATTTATGAATATGACATGAAAACAAATTCAATAAAGTGGCATATACCCTTGTTTGATAATGATGATATTAAAGATGATGGTTGGGAATGGGTATATGAGTATCAAAATCTATTTAGATTAATGAGAAAAGATGCTGCAAGTACTTTTGATAATGTAAAAAAGAAAATGATAAAGTTCTTTCAAGAAAACCCTTCAGTAAGAGCTGATGATGTTATGAAAGCAACTAAAGCATATCTTGATACAATAAATGATGTAAGATATTTACAAAGAGCAGATTATTTTATTAAGAAAAATGGTCCTGATCCTCAATCCAGACTTAAAGAATATCTTGAATTAAGTAAAACCAAATCTTCGAAAACTTATGATATGATGTAATGAATTTTGAAAGAAAATTTCTTGAAGGACAAGCAGGAAAAAATATTGGTCTTACTACTGGTTTAGCAGGACTTGATAAAGCAATAGATGGTATACAAAGAAGAAGTAATTATTGTATTGCTAGTGAAGCTAAAACTGGAAAAACTACCTTTGTTGATTTTTGTTTTTTATTAAAACCATATGAAGAAATGATGCTTAAAGGAGCTTCAAATGTTCATTGGATTTATTACTCATTAGAAATACCAAGAGTTGAAAAAGAATTTAAATTTGCGGCTTATTATATGTATGAATTGTATAAAATATTCAATTTTAGATATAATGATAAAATATACCAAATGTCTCCCAGATATTTAGCTGGTAGATTAATGGATGACAATAATAATTTAATTCCTATTTCTGCTGATCATAAAGAAAAACTGTTCAAAATATATCATGAAAAGTTAATTCCTTTATTTGGTGAATATAATGAGAAAGGTATAAAGATAAAAGAAGGTGTTGTAGATTTTGTTGAAGAAAATAATAATCCCACTGGTATAAGAAGTTATCTTTATACTTATGCTCAAAAAAATGGTCAACTTATATATGAAGATTATACAATAAGAGAAGGAAATTTAGATATTCCGAAAAAAAGAATATCAGGTTATACACCAAATGATCCTAATAAGTATACAATCATAATAACAGATCATGTTAGAAGAATAAATAGAGAACGTGGATATAGTATGAAAGAAAATGTTGATAAAATGTCTTCTTATCAAGTTGAAATGAGAAACTTGTTTGGATTTACATTTGTTAATGTTATTCATATTAATAGAAATATTGCTGCTATAGATAGAATAAAATATAATAAAGAAATGTTGTATCCTACAGCAGAAGATATTAAGGATACTTCAAATATAGGTGAAGATACAAATTATTTAATTACTTTGTTTAATCCTAGAAATGAAAAATATAATTTGGATAATCATTTTGGTATTGATTTATCACAATATCCAAATTATAGAAGTATTCATTTAGTATTTAGTAGAGATACAGAATGTCCAAAACATATGTGTACTGAAATGGCAGGTAATATTAATTACTTTAAGACAATAAATAAAAAAGAATGATAAAAATTCTTATATTAGGTGAGAGTGGTTTTGGTAAAACTGCTTCTTTACTTAAAAATGAAAAATTAGGTATTAAAGGTATTGATCCAAAAGAAACTTTTTTAATTAGTTGTGTTGCCAAATGGACACCTAATTATAAAGTTACAACACCTGATAATTTAAAAGATGGTAATAGAATCATCACAAGTAATGCAAAAGTTATTGTACAAGTATTAAAAAACCTATTGAACTCACCATTTAATATTATAGTTATAGATGATTTTAACTATATTATGCAAGATTTTTACATGGCTAATGCTATGAAAAATGGTTGGGATACGCCAAAACAAATTGGTTATGATATGGGTTTGATATTTACTGCATTAGATGAATTAGCTAAAACAAAAATTATTATTTGTTTAGCTCATTCAGAAGATTATAAAGTAAATAATAGTGGTGATATTAGTTATCGTATGAAGACTACAGGTAAGATGGTCATCTTGGGCCATTACTCATTTAATTGACTGGAACACCCTTAGAGTCTTACACACTCCCTATAACAGTAATGATTATAGTATAGTAAAAGAGGTAAGAATTGGGCAATCAGCAGCCAAGATTCCTTAAAGGAATAAGGTTCACAGACTATCTCCTGTTGTGGGAGAGTACAAATTAAACTAATTACTTAATTTGGAAACAGTGAGTATTTTTTACTATTTTTATTATAATATTAACTATTAAAGTAAAAATAATGACCAAAATATATAAATTAATAGATCCTGAAACCAATGATATAAAATATATTGGTAAAACAAAAGAATCTTTAAAAAAGAGACTTTCAGGACATATTACAAAAGCAAAAAAATCAAGAACATCTCATGTTTCTTGTTGGATATATTCTCTTTTAGAAAAAAATAAAAAACCATTAATTGAATTAATTGAAGAATGTGAAAATTGGATAGAAAGAGAACAATATTTTATTTCTATATATCCAAATTTATGTAATCATTCTATTGGTGGTGAATCTGGGACATTAGGCTATAAAATGTCATTAGAACACAAAGAAAAAATATCTAATTCTTTAAAAGGTAAATCTAGAACTGAAATTACAAAGTTAAAAATTTCTAATTCTCACAAAGGAAAAATACTTAGTGATAGTACAAAAGAGAAAATAAAACAATGTAATATTGGTAAAAAATTGAGTATGGAAACTAGAATTAAAAAATCTAAGTATCTTATATTACAATTTAGTAGAGAAAATGAACTAATAAAAGAATGGTTTACATTAGGACAAATAGAAGAGGAATTAGGTTATTTAAAATCTAATATATGGTCTTGTTGTTCTGGTAGATTAAAAACTGCTTATGGTTTTGTTTGGTCATATAAAAATAAAGATATAGTCGAATCTTAATAGAAATATTAAGTTATAATGTGTTGAAATAATTACTCAACTTAAAAGCATTATATAATATTTGTCAAGAATATTTGACGCCTGAAGGAAAATTTGATCTAATGTTATTTGGTAAATCACAATATAATGAATCTCTTAAAAAAGTAGAGAAATTTTTTGTAACTGAGAATGATGGTCAATATCCATCTAAATCTCAGGGTTTATTTGATGATCTTTATATCAAAAATGATATGGGATTAGTAGTAGATGCAGTAAGAAATTATGGTAAATAAATATAAAAGAATATGGCAAAACAAATAAAGTTAAGTGATATTTTTGATGCTGTTGCTAAAGGTGCAAAGAGAGCTGATATCAAAAGAGATTTTGAATTAACTGGTGCACAAATGAAAGCAATCTTTTCTCATCAAAAATTAAAAGGAATTAGAGCACCCAAATCACCAATTGACATCGTTGATGATTTAGAAAATACACAAATAAACACCTTTGATGAAGAAATTCCTGCTATAGAAATTTCTGAAAATCAAATTAGTATATTTGAAAAAGATCCAGATGTCAATCAACAAATTTTATTAACAGAAGAATCATATTAATATGGGATACGGATTTAGCGAAGATACAGTAAGATCAACAAAACAGTTTGGTCTTAATACTGGTAAAATTACAAAAATTGAATGGGTTAATGATCCTGTTGAAGCATTGAATGTAGAAATTCTTATTGATGGAGATACTAATCCAATGAAATATAAGAAGTTTCCTGTCAATAAAGTATTCTCAGGAAATGTAGAAATTGTTGCAGGAGATGAATCTTTTTCTTTGGAATTAGCAAAGCAAGAGAGAGAACTCAGTGGTGTTTTAACACATATCATGAAACCTTTTGTAACAACTGATGCTATTAAAGCTGCTGTTGGTACAAACAAAGTTAGTTTTGGTGAATATGTTAAAATTCTTATTTCACTTCTACCTAAAGATTATATGAAAGTTCCTCTTGATATTTTTCTTCAATATCAGTGGAATATTCCTGATGGTAAAGAAAATAGTTTTCTTGAGATTCCTAAAAATCTGAAGCATGGTAATTTTATTCATGCTCATGTAGCACCTGTTGGCTCATGGAAGAAAGATGTTACTAGTGGTCTCAAGTACATTGATGATAATAATAATATTCATCCATTTACTAGAACTAGTTGGTTTCTTGGTAGTAATTTTGCTAAATTACAGAAAAGTGGTTTTCAAGGTTCAGAAGGTACTGATGGTGTAACTTCTGAAGTTTTGTGGAACTAAATAAGTAAATAAAATCCTATGTACTATCAGCCCGATGTTTATATACCAAATACTATAGATGGTATATATTCTTATTATTCAGAAGAAGATATATTTAAACTTGTATTTGGAGAATATCCAAATTATGATAAAAAATATGTTAGTCCTTTTAGAAACGATAATTATCCAAATTGTTATTTTATAAAAAAAGATAACCATATTTATTTTGTAGATTGGGCAGATAGTACAATAGGTGCTGTTGGTTCTATAGTAAAAATGTATGATTTAAGTTTAAAAGATGCTATCTCTTATATTAAAAATAATATAGCTATAAGAGATATTAATTTAAAACCAAAGATTATACAAAATTTTAATAAACCTATAAAAACACCAACTCTTATAATACCAAAAAAAAGAGATTGGGAAAAAAGAGACAGTATTTATTGGACAGAAAGATATGGTATTACTATAGCTAATTTAGAAGAAGATAAAACTATTCCAATTTCCTTTTATTCATGGAGAAAAAATAATATATGGAAACATACATCTTTGAAAGAAATTGGTTATGCTATATCTACTAATGATAATAAATATAAAATTTACAGACCATTAGATTCTAAAAATTCAAAATGGTTATCAAATATACCTAAAAATTATATTTTAGGTAAATATACAAATAATGGAAATTTGATAATCACAAAGAGTTATAAAGATTATAGAGTAATTTATAATCTCATAGAAGATAATGTTATATGGTTACAAAGTGAAGGTTCAATACCAGATAATATAAATAATTTTGTTGAAAACTATGATAACATAACAATATTTTATGATAATGATAATGCTGGTATAAATGCTAGTAATAAGTTAGCTAAAATAATTACCAAACCAACAAATTTAATTTATACTCCTGAAAAACACCTAAAAGATATTTCGGAAATGTACTGTTTTAAGGGTAGACAGTTTACAGAAAAATGGTTAAAAAATACCCTTAATTTAAAAAAATAATTATTTTAATAAATTTTTGATATAAAAAAAATGAAAGTTACAATTTATAGTACAGCTGGTATCAACGGTAATGTTGTTGATCTTCTTTCTACTGTTACAACTTATGGTCAGCTGAAAGCTGCTGTTGGTAATAGTTATCCTTGGTCAACTTCTAATGTTGCTGATGAATCTGAGAAAGAATATATTTCAGATTCTGATACTATTCCTTCAGAAGATTTCTGTCTTTTTGTTTATCCTAGACAGACAAAATCTGGTGCAACAATGAGTAAGCTTCCTTATAATGCAGTTAAGCGTACTATTAACAACATTATTGATGATAATGAAGGAGCAGAAGATTTTTTCGGTAATTTTGAAATGCTCAGTACCCTTGAACTCAATGAGATGCTTACCAAGTGGTATGATTATGAAGAAAAGATGAAATCAGAAGAAGATTTTCTTGATAACACAATCAGTCTTGAAGATATTTGTAAGTTTATTGATTATAAATATATAGTATACACTTCTGATGGAATGGATAGAGTAACTGTTGAGACTATTGTTAACTCAATTGTTAATCATTTTGCAATGCCTGATCTTTGTCAAATTAAATACAAAGAAATTGCAGAAAAGAAGGGTTGGGTTTAATTACTTAACTTTTAATTAATTTAAAGGGAATAGACAATATATTTGTTTATTCCCTTTTTTTATTTATTGTAACATGGAAAGAATAATATATAACAATGATTTTGATTTTAAAGAATTAAATCTTAAACATAATTTTAAACTTTCTGATACATCAATTGATATAATGAATATCATATTGATTGCATTAAGAAAAACATATCCAGATGAATTTGAAATTATACCTGAAATGTCTTTTAAAACAGGTAAATTTTTTATTATAATTCATTTTCCAACAATTAATATTACAAATATGAGATATGAAAAACATGTTATTCATGACATATTTGTAAAATTAACAATTTATAAAGATAAATCTGTTAACAGATTGCAATTATGTAATATGAGTGGAATGAGAACTTCATATACTAAAAGAGAAATTATTGCAGGTTATTCTCATAGTCATTTAAGTGGTGCAGTTCGTAATTCATTTGGTCCTTGGAGAGAATTTGTAGAAACAGGTAGATATTATAGTTTATCAGAAATAAATAATGTATTAAGATTTCAACAATATGAAACTTTATTTTCAGATTTTTGTCTTGGTAACGGTGGTATTAATAAAATAATCAATGTCATAAATAGCCAAAATGAATTTCAAAAAAACATCAATAATTGGATACTTTTCTTTAGATCTATAAAAGCATATTTAGAATACGAAAGTATTGAAGGTGGACCCTATAGAAGAATAGGAGATATTGGTAAAAATAATGGTAGAACAGGTGATATATTAAGTAATACTAATATTTATTCCAATATTTATATGGAAAGAACAATATATTCTCATTCACAAGATATTCTAAATATTCTAAATGATTTAGTTAGAGACAAACAAATAGAATTATTTTTAAATGAAAATAATAAAATAGAATTTAATTATAATTCTAATTTAGAACCACTTTTTTATGACAAACTTAAATCTTGTTTTTCTGATACTTTTTATATGTTAAGACAAGGAACAGAACCTAATTTTTGTTATGTATATGCTAAAGATGTTTTAAAATATTCTTTTTCTGAAGAAAAAATTAAATATTTAGAAGAATATTATTTTCCATTTAGAGATAAAACTTTTCAAGCCAATTTAATTGATAAAAATGTAGCATTTGATGAAAGAAAAACAGTTGAAGAGGTATTTCATCCTTCAACAATAAAATTAATTTTAAAATATTATACAAATGTCTGTAATATCAAAAAAAACAGTATTACCAATAGTAAACAGCTTTGCTCGCCCATTGCTTCTGATTTCTGATGAATTTTATAAACAAGCAGATATACTTTGTAAAAATATCTCCAATGTAGAATGGAGTGGTATTGTTATTTATAAAATAACTGGTTCTATACTTTCATTATTTAATGCAAGTAAAGCTAAAGTACCCAAAGAAAGTATATTCATTGAAGCACTGGACATTATTCCTATGGATAAAGGAACAGCAGGTTATACTGATTATAAATTTGGTCCCAAAGTTCAAAAGTATATGAAAAACCTTGCTGAAGAAAGAGGTATTGATCCTAAAACATTATATAGTTCAAGACTTGGTCATGTACATTCACATGTAAATATGGCTACCGGATTTAGTGGTACAGATATGGATGAACTAGATGATAATGTTCGTAATCATAATGGATATCTCTCTATTATTACTAATAATAGAAAAGAATATAATGCAAAATTTGTTGTAGCAGCATCTTTAAAATCAAAAAATGAAGGTGTATTTACTGATATTGATGGTCAAACAGCTACTTATACAAAAGAATATCCAGAAAAAATGTCAATGGTAGTATTTGAACCAGAGATTATTTTTGAAGACAAAGAAATTTTCTTTAATAAAACCTTTCTGGAATCTATGGAAAGTATTAAAGCACCTAAAGTTCCAAAAATCTTAGTTTCACCACATAATTATCATCAATATCATAATAGATATTCTGAGCTTGATGATTTATTTGCAGAAATAGATAGTAAAGATTATAGTTCACCAAAATTAGATGAAATTGTTAGACAATTTGATCATAATAATGGTAGAAGTCAAGTTTTAGTATCAGGGAATGTCAATACAAATAATACAAATAATACTAAAAATGTTAAAGAAATTGAAAATGTATTTATGAATTTTATTACTATTGCTTTAGTAGAAGCACATTATTCTGAAGAAATAAAACATAAAGCTGAATTATATTCTTTAACAAGAATCTTACATGATTTGACAAAATCTTATGTTACAGAGGATGATAAAATAATCTTCAAAACAAATTTAGAAGATACAATTCCAGAAGCATATACTAGTATTCTTGGTACTTTTGATACTATGAAAGATCTTGAATCATATGTAAATACATTACGTGAAACAATGTCATTCTTTAGTACAAGTATGTATGTAAAAAATTATACTGAAATATGTAAACTTATCCAGTCTACTTGTAACCATATCATTAATGATATGAAAAAGAAAATGAAATCAACTAAAAAATTAATAACAACATGAGTGATCTATCTGATTCTGTAGATACAAAAATTGTTCCAAATAAATATACAAGATTTAAAGATGCATCTTGGTTTGAAACAATTCAAAATCAAGAATTATTTATTGGTGGAGCTGGTGGGATTTCTTCATGGTTGGCACTAGCGATTGCTAGTGCTGGTTGTGAAAATATAACAATTGTAGATTTTGATACAGTAGAAGAAGTAAATCTTGCTGGTCAATTTTTTAAAAAATCTCAAATCAATACCAGTAAAGTAAGAGCTGTATATGATAATATTATAGATTTTTGTGATTTGTCTATTAATATGTCAAATTCAAAAATAGAAAAAGATACAGTATTACCATTTACTCACATTCTTACTGGTTTTGATAAAATGTTACCAAGAGAATTAACATTTAAACAATGGTGTAAAACTGTAGATACTATATGTCTTACAGAAAAAGAAAAAAGAAATTGTATTTATATGGATGGAAGATTGACAGCCGAGCAAATTCAAATATTTACCATTATTGGAACAGATGAAATTGCAAAAGAAGAATATCTTACTAATCATATATTTTCAGATAATACAATAGAAGACGCACCATGTACATTTAAACAGACAAGATTTTTAGCAATGAAAATTGCTGGTATAATGACTGAAATATATACCAATTATCTTGCAAATATTTCAACAGAGGTTTATGGACCTAAACAAGTTCCATTTTTCTTTCAAACATATACACCTCTAATGAATACTGTTAAAATTAATAAACTAATTAAAAATGACGACAGTAGTACAAGAACAACCTAATTCTAGAGTTGCTATCAATGTAATACCAAATTTTGTAAATCCAGATACATATTCATCTGATCGTACTATTCAATTTTCATCTATTTATGAAAATAATCAAAAATATGTTCTAAATATTAAAGATGCAGATGAAAAAACATTAGGTATAGTAATGAATAATATATTACCTTCTAAATATATAATTTCATTAAAAAATAGTAAATTAATTCCTTATTTTGCATGGCAATGTTTTAATCATATAAATTTTTCAAATATATCTATAGATGGAAATATGATATCATTACCTACAAATTATATTAATTCACGTCATATGCCGTTGTCTTCACTTAAATATGTATTATCTGGACAAAGTGGTAGATATAGAACTATTAATATGATAACCCCAACATTTTATCTAAATATTAATGGTGTAAGACATCGTATTCGTGCAAGAGAACATTTTATGTATAGTTCTGAATATCCTAATATATTAGAAAATAATGTAGTTGATGATATAGAACCAATTATAATGATTGCTTTATGTTCAAGTAGAGATCAAAATAAAATGGAACCTTTTAATGTAAATAAAAGCATACTTGTTGTAAATATAAATCAAGAATATGCACCATTAATGAAACCTATTAATAAATATATAAAGCTTTATAAAGAAAATGGTATTAAAAATATATTATATACAGATAATCCTAATTATTATATTTTTGATCAAAATGTAGAAAAAATAGATCTCATGAGAAAAAGTGACAAAGAAGAATATTTACTACAATTTTTACCATGAATACTAGAAAAGTTTCAAATAACAGAGTTAGGGGACATAATTTTGAAAGAGCTATAGCAAAATTATTTAGAACTTTAGGTTTTGACAAAACTAAAACATCAAGACAAGCTTCTAGATTGCTTGATAATAGCAAAGTTGATTTGTGGGGATTACCATTTAATATTCAATGTAAAGATGGTATTCAAAAAGGTTTATCTTATAGCAAAGTTCTCTCAGAAATGAGAGAACTTCTTGCTATTAATTATCCAGAAACTGATCCTCAAATAACATATCCAAAAATTATAATACATAAGAAACTTCCATTTGGTAAAAAAAGAGTTGAAGAAGATACTCTTGTTGTTACTACTTTAGAAGATTTTATTAAAATTATAACTAGTCAATATGGAAATTAAAAAAGATAGTTTAATTATAAATAAAACTAAAAAATATCTTTATCCTATAATTAATTATTATGGTGATAAATTTGTTAGTATAATGAACAGTCTTAATAAGGCTGGGATAGGTATTGGAGATATGATTTTAGAAAGATCTGGAATTACACATGAAAGACATTTATTTATATTAATAAATCTTAAAAAAACACATTTGAGTGGTGTTAATTTTCCAGAAGTATTAAATTTATTAAGAGAACATCATAGTTATGAAGATGATTATAGATATGATCTAACAGGAGAATATCATATGATTGTTATAAGAATTCCTGATAAATATATTTCATCTTTTGAAAAATTTAAACAATCTCAGTTTAGTAAAATGTTTTCAAAAAAAGAGATTGATTTACTTTTTAAAAGTAAAATAAAAAATGATGACTATCAAAAACATATCAATGATATAAAAAGTATTTTAAAAAAAGATGTTGAATATCAAAAAGAATTTCGTAAATTGATTTCCCAAGAATTTAAAATGAAATTAGAAGAAATTCATCCTGACGCTTTAACTGGTGAACTTGATTTTAATATCAAAAACAAAGAAGAAAAATTTAATTATAAAATAGTTGGTGAGTAATTTTTATAAAAATGCTCATCTTTTTTTAATCAAAAATTGATTATTATGTCAAAATTAAATCCAGTAATTACAGATCAACTTGTTGCAGATGCATTTTTAACAGATCTTGAAATACTACAAGCTGATGAAATGGCTTCATATGATATTGATGCTATATATGTAAATCAAAAACAAAATAAAATTATAGTTGAAATTAAATATGTAATAGGTGAAGAAGGATTACCTTTATTTTCATTTATAGACTTTGAAAAATCTGATTATAATGAATTAGATATTGATAATTATGAAGATACAACATCTTTATATTGTGGGAGAGATTCAGAATGATAAAAGCTCCTCCTTATGGACTTTATAATCCAATAACTAAAACTACTAGTATAGCTAGTAGTCCTATTGGTAAGAAAGATGATTCAGATAAACTTCGTTATGATCTTTTACCACCAAATGCAATTGAAAAAATAGTTAAAATTCTTACTTTTGGAGCAAAAAAATATGCTCCTGATAATTGGAAATTTGTAAATGATTGGAAACCAAGATATATAGCAGCTTTAATGCGTCATTTAGAAGCATATCGTAAAGGTGAATTAATTGATCCTGAATCAGGTGAATCACATCTTTCTCATATGTTATGTTGTGGTATATTTTTATTAGAAAAAGAAATAGAAGAGTCAAACAATCATGAAATTAATTGAACAAAGTTACGAAATTTATAGATCTCAAGGTGTTCTTAAAGATATTGAAATTGCAGCAAGAACATGTTATAATTCACAAGATAAAATAAGTGAGAATAATGATTCCGCTATAAAATTAGTAAAAAATCTTGTTGAAAGAAAACATTATGCTATGATTGAATTTGGAGAAAATATTATTTTTGAAGTATTTAATCATGAAGATTTTATTCTTTCAATGTTAAGTTTAGGCTTAGCTCATGAATTAAAATTTATAAACATATCTATGGATGGTAGACTTGTTATTTCAATGAATCCAAGAACTGCTATTGAAATATATAATAAAGTTCCAATAGATTTTTCTGGTTTTGGTAATGCTTTGTTATCAGATATTGAATATTATTATGGAGAATTAATTTTTAATGATGAAAAAATAAGTAAATTTGTTACCGGAATTACTTTATTTATCAAATTAAATGAAAAAGATCTAACTGAAATTGAAAAAAATATTCATAAAACTGTTACTATTAAGATAATTACAGACAGAGGAATATCACATGAATTAGTGAGACATAGACTTTGTTCATTTGCCCAAAGATCGACCAGATATGTTGGACAAAAACGATATTCAATTTATTTCACCACCTTGGTTTAATAAGATGAGTAAATTTGGTAAAACTCTTTTTGAATTAACATTAAAATTTATTGAAGAGAATTATAAAGATTTTAGAAATATTCATAATTGGCAAAAACAAGAAGCAAGAGCTATTTTACCTAATGCATTGGCTACTGAAATTTTAATTAAAGCCACATTACAAGAATGGAAACATATTTTTGATTTACGTTGTGCAACAGATGCACATCCTCAAATAGTAAATTTAATGTCAGATATTAGAGACGATTTTATTGAAAGAAAATTAATCAAAATATAAAATGAAAGATTTAATTATTAAAGAAAATAAAGCAAAGTGTAATTTATGTGGTGAAATAATTGAATCAAAATATAGACATGATTTTGTTTGTTGCAAATGTGGTAGTATTTGTGTAGATGGAGGCCATGATTATATTAAAAGATCAGGTGAACCAGAAAATATAACTGAGCTATCAACTTTTAATGAAGAAAACAAAGAAACAACATGAAATTAAAAGAAATAACAGGTTCTTTTGTTGACACAAAATTTGATTTAAAACCATTAAAACCTTATGTATCTGAAGGTATTTTTTTCGATGAAGGTTATATAGTAAGTACTTGGAATAAAGGATTGTGGATTAAATCTGAATTAAATACAACAAAAATTCATCCTTATTGTCTTGATTGTGAATTTGATGAAATAAAAGATATTGTTCTTAATCTTGACACAATAGATAATAATATAAAAATTTGAACAATTTAAAATTTAAACATGAATAAAGAACTAATTGATTATTTTAATGGTGATGAATTGGCTGCTAAAGTGTGGATAAATAAGTATAAATGGGGAGATGAACGTCTCCCTGATGATTCTTATTTGAGATGTGCTAATGAATTTTGGAGAATTGAAGAAAAATATATTAGAGAAGAAAAAGATTTTAAATTAATATATGGTAAAGATATTACTCCAATAACAAAAGAATGGATTCTTGATTCTTTTAAAAACAAAAAGATATGTTTAGCGGGTTCTGTATTTGCAAATCTTGGTAATAAAAACTATATCGGTTCATTATCAAATTGTTTTGTAATGGGTGAACCACATGATAGTTATTCTGGTATTATGGCTAAAGATGAACAGTTAGTACAAGTAATGAAAAGAAGAGGTGGTGCTGGTTTATCTTTATCTAGTCTTAGACCCAAGAATACTAAAGTTAACAATGCCGCTAAAACCTCTACAGGTGCTGTATCATTTGCTAATAGATATTCTAATAGTACAAATGAAGTTGCACAATCAGGAAGAAGAGGTGCCTTAATATTGACAATGGAAATGAGACATCCAGATAGTCTTGAATTTATTAGTAGTAAACAAGATTTGACTAAATTAACTGGTGCTAATATATCAGTTGGTATAAGAAACGATTTTATGAAATCACTTGATACTACTAATGAATATGATTTATGTTATCCTGTTGATGAAGTAAGTAGTGATACTTATTATAAAACTATTAAATCAAGTGAATATTGGGATAAACTTGTTGAGTGTGCTTGGAAAACAGGTGAACCTGGTATCTTATTTTTAGATCATCATTGGAATAATTCTCCTGATTCAATGTATCCTAAACATAGAGGTACAGCAACTAATCCATGTGGTGAAATATTTATGTCAGAATATGATAGTTGTAGATTAATTCATCTTAATATTTTTGCATTTATAGTCAATCCATTTACATCAGAAGCATATTTTGATGATAAAGAATTCTATGAATATGCATATAAAATGCAAAGATTAGCAGATGATTTAATTGATCTTGAAATTGAAGCCATAAATAGAATTATTAAACATATTGCTGATAATTATAATACTATCAATGATAGAGAATTAATTATGTGGCAAAGAATTAAAGCTAAAGCTTTAGGTGGAAGAAGAACAGGTAGTGGAAGTCTTGGATGGGCTGATGCTATAGCTGCTCTTGGTCATGAATATGGTAGCGAGGAATCTCTTAAAATAATTGATAATATTGCTAAATTAAAAGATGAAGCTGAATCAGATTCAACTATGAATATGGGATTTTCTAGAGAACCTTTTTCAGATTATAATTCTAATGTAGATGAAATGCTACGAAGAAATATTAGTTGGAATACTGTTGCTCCAACAGGTACTACAGCTATTATAGCACAAGTATCAGCAGGAATTGAACCGATTTTTGCATTATCTTATACTAGAAATGTTAAAGTAGAAAATGATAAAGATTATGATTTTGAAGATATTGTTGGTAATAAATTCAAAAAATATATTGTATATCATCCTACAGTAAAAACTTGGTTAGAATTAAATCCAGATAAAACAATTGAAGATTCTCCTTGGTATAACTGTACTGCGGATAAAATTGATTGGAAAACTAGAGTTGACATTCAAGCTATTATACAAAAATATACAACTCATAGCATAAGTTCTACTATAAATTTACCTAAAAATACAACTAAACAAACTATATCTGACATTTATAAATATGCTTGGATAAAACAACTTAAAGGTTTAACTGTATATGTAGATGGTAGTAGAAGTGGTATTTTAGTTACAGACAATAATGCAAATAAAGAAAATGGTAATATTGGATATAACCTTAATGCGCCTAAAAGACCAAAAGAACTTGTAGCACATTTCTATCCTATTACGGTAAAAGGTAATAAATTTGGAGTTATTGTTGGTTTACTTGAAGGGAAACCTTATGAAATATTTTGTATGCCAGAACCACTTAGAGTAAAAGAATGTACTGGTACTATTACAAAAATATCAAAAGGTTCTTATACTTTTAAATCTAATAATATTGAAATTAGAAATCTTCATATTTCTGGTGAATTAGAAAGAGCAATTACAATTTTAACTTCTCAATTATTGAGACACGGAGTAGCAATTAAACATATTATTGCTGCTATTGGAAAAGTTGGAATAAGTGTTGTTGATTTTAGTTCAGCAATTAAAAGGGTTTTAACTAAATATTTACCTAAAGATATAAAAATAGAATGTCCTGAATGTGGTCAACAAATGGTTTTTGAAAATGGATGTGCACATTGTAATTCATGTGGTTATTCTCGTTGTGAATAAATGTAAATAAATTTAAAATGCCAACAGATAATAAAGAAGTAGATATTATATTAAAACATATGTGTGAAATAATCAATGTTGATTATGATACAATTAATATAAAAGAAGAAGATTGGTATCTAAAACATTCTTGGACTCTTGAACAAGAAAAAAACTTTGTTAATTGGTTAGCTAATTATTTATATACAAACAAAGAAGCTAGATTAGCACTTTATAAAGTATCACATAAATTTACTAAAACACAGTGTGAAAAAAAAGCAGGTTTCTTTGCATTTAATTATGGTTGGAAACTTTTAGATAAACAAATATGTAAATAAATGACTATAACAATAGAAAGATTAAATACTGAGGTTTCTTCACCAAAATATGCTTTTGATACAGGTACAAGTGGTTTTGATTTATATCCATTTGATATATTAAAAATATATAATGGTAGTCGTGAATTATCTTATGAAGAAATTCAATTGAGATATAATTTAATAGATAACACTGTAAAATTATGTTCAGCTGAAAGAGCATTGTTTTCTACTAAACAACATTTTAATATACCAAATGGTTATGAAATACAAATAAGACCTAAAAGTGGAGTTACACTTAAAACTGGTATAATTGTACAATTGGGTACTATTGACTCTAAATAAAATTTGTTTATTTCTAAATAATTTGGTACATTTGATTCTTATTTAATTCTAAATCAAATGTATTATGTTTATATGTAAAAATTGTGGAAAAGAATTTGAAGAAAAATCTTTATTAAATTCAAGTAAGTTTTGTTGTTATAATTGTTATGAAACATATCAAAAATTTAATAAAGAATCAAATTGTGAATGTGTTGTATGTAAAAAGAAAATGTATTTAAAACCTTATAGATTAAAAAGATTAAAAAATGGAATTACTTGTTCTAAAGAATGCAATCGTATTTTTAGAAAAACATATTGTTTAGGTGAAAAAAATCATCAATATGGTTTAAAAGGACATTTAAATTCATCATTTATTGATAAAAAAATTATTACTAATTATGGATATAATTTGATATATTTACCTGAACATCCTTTTTCTAATAAAAATGGTCGTTTTTGGGAACATAGATATATTATAGAACAATATTCTAATTATGATAGTAGTTATTTTGAAATAATAAATGGATATAAAGTTTTAAAAAAAGAATTTCACGTACATCATATTAATGAAAATAAATTAGATAATCGAATTGAAAATCTAACTATTTTTACAAAATCACAACATCAAAAATTACATTCAAAACAAAATTCAATTATTAAAAATAAAGAGAATGGGAGAATAGTTGGAGTCGTTAAAAAGGATGAATTCAGGGAAAGTCTTGAAGAAGATAATCCTGAGCCAAGCATTGAGAATGAATTTATAAGTATCAATGAAGGTGCAGAGCATAGTAATTGAGGATATTCTACCAATAATATTACCACGAGCGTCCTTCTTTATTATTTTATATAATAAATGATGATATATGCCGAACTATACATATAACTTAAAAATAAAAGTATAGAAGTAAAAGATAAAAAACTTTTACGATAACAAATGAACTATCAAGGAGATTGTTCTATTTCAGTACTTAATTCTAACAATGAAGATGCTTATATTCAAATTGATAAAGCATTAGCACAAGGTGTTGTTGTTAAAGTAGAACGAGCAACATTTAATACAACATTAGAGGAACAATTTTATGCAAACACGACTGAACGAGGTCATGGTGGGTTTGGCAGTACTAATAAGTAAAATTTTTAGTTTTATTGGTAAAAATTTTCAAACAATAATTACAATAATTGGTATTTATTTGACAATTAATTTTGTACAATCAGTTATAAAATCGTTTGAAAAACCTGTTTATACTCAAGAATTTGTAAATGCTTTACAAGATACATTGACTGTTGTAAAAAATAAAAACGGTGAATTAATTACTTCAATTAATGTTTTAAGAGCTGATAATTATAAAGATGTATTATCTATTCAAACTAAAGATAAAGCTTTACTACGTCTTCAGAATGAATTAAAACAAATTAAAAATAGTAATACTACAATAGCAACTGTTAATACTTCTATAAATAATATTCTTAATGTAGATAGTTCTAAAACTAAATTTCAATTTGAAGATAAATGGACTTCACTTAAAGGTGAAACATATCCAAATCCTCATTTTAAACTTATAGTAATAAATGAACCTACAATTACGCAATATATCAAAGATAGTAAAATGGTTGCGGAATATAAAGACAATAATCCTTATACTACAGTTAAAGAATTAAAATCTTATTCTCCACTTCCCAAAGTAACTATTTTTGATAAAATTAAAATTGGTCCTAGTATTAGTTGGACACCTTTAAGTGGTGGTGGATTTCAACCTGGGATTTCTGTAATCTATTCAATATATTAATATGAAAATTCCAGAAATTACTTTTAAAGGAAATGATATATTAGTATCAAGTTTTTTAAGAAGATATCTTGATAAAGCAAGAAGAGTTCCTGGTTATGAAAATCAAGTAAAATATATTGAGAGTATTTTACTTGAAATTCAAGAAGCATCTAGTAATGGTATGTTACCAGAAATTCCTTTAAAAAGAGAGGAGCCTTAATTGGCTCCTTTCTTTTTATTTTTTTTTACTCTTCATTTTTTAGTCTCTTTAATTCTTTATCTCCAGAAGTATTAGAAGGGAATATTTTATTCAACATTTTAGTTAATTCTTTTGGAGTTATATCTGGATAACGTTCTCTTATTATTCGACTAGCTATTGATCGGTTTTGCATTCTCCTTTTTCTAAGTATATTTTCTGAAGGCATTTTAAAACGTTCTATAGTTGGTGTACCCAAAGTTTGATTTGGATTATATTCTCTATGTGTTTCACCATAAATACCAAATCCACCATGTGTAAAATCTTTAAATGGAGTAGGCAACACAACTTTATTAAAACTTCTAACTACTCTATGTTGACCTCTATAAGGACCATTTAAATAAATATCATCACCATTTATAAATTTACCTATATCACCAATTAATGTACCTACATCATCTAATGTTCTTTTTACAGCACCTTCCATTACTAATTCATAAAATTCTTTGGGATTAGCATATAAAGATAAATCATTTATTACAGCTATTAATCTATTTGAAAGAAGATTATAAATTCTTCTCCTAGCACTATCTTTTTCATCATCAGGATCCCACAGTAAACCTTTAACAACCATTATTAATAATAATGCATAACTTTGAATAGCAATTTTTTGCATTATCTGAGTAAGATTTTGAGCATCGTTTTCTGTAAAACCCAAATTTTGATATTGTTCAATAGCATCTTGTTTTAAAATCATTTTACCAGAAATTAGGTTTGCTGGTAAACCAATCATTTTTTGTAGATATACTTTACCATGAACAACTAATTCTTGCAAAACTTTTAAATTTTGTATTTCACTGTTAGCATCTAAACTTTGTATACCAAATGACATTATACCACCTGCAATAGCTCCACCTATAGCACCTGGTAAAGCAGCTATACTTCCACCAGTACTAAAACCAATTAATGCTCCTGTAATAGGTGTGGCAGAACGTAAAATACCTTTTTCATGCTTAATACCACCTTCAAGATTCATATGCTCTTCACCCCAATATTTATATATTGTCTCAGGTAACCAGCTTTTAAAAACCATAAATGCTCTACCACCACTACTTCTTCTATATAAAAGATTACCTAATGCACCATAATCACCATGTACTTTTAAAGCAGATATAATTTTACCTTTTAGTAAGTCAAATTCTTTTCCTTTAGTTTTTTCCCAATTATTAATATTTTCATCAGTTCTAAATTCTTCTTTTAACATACCATTTTCATCAAGTGCATCCCAAATATTAGAAGTAGTAATACTATCTTTGCCAACAATTTCATTGTCAATTAAGAAAGCACCCATTAATGGGGTTTGTATTGCTTCTTCAACAACTCTTCTTAATGCATAAGGTTTTATATATTTACCTAATTTAGTAAGAGAAAAATCTGTTGATAAACCAATTTCTTGATATTCATTAGTTGCATCTTGAAAAACATCTAATCTATTCAAAAGAATTTTAAATTTTTTATGATTTTTAGGATTTCGATATAATGCTTCTGCTCTATAATATGATTCATGTTTAAAATATTTACCTGATGCAGCTAAAATTTCATTTGCAATTTTACCTTGTATATAGTTATTTGCTTCACTTTTAGGACTTAATCCTAATATTTTCAATCTAATTAATTCTATAAGTGTTTTTAAAATCTGATTAGCACTTATATTTCTACCAATATTTTTCAATTCTTCTTTTAAAAAATTTTTATCTTCTTTAGAAACAGTATTAGATTTTAAAAGAGTTTCAATCTCATCAATTCTTTTTTTATCCTCTTTTGAATAAACTTTTGTTTGTAATACTTTACCTTTTTCTTTTGTATTATATAAGCCAAGAACTTTATTATTAAATTGATCTTCAAAAGCTTCTACAGCTTTAGTTCTTTCTTTACCATCAAGCGTTTTAACAGTTTTGTGTAAATCTTTTAAATGATTTAACATAGGTAATACTTCAGATCTACCATTATATTCAGCTGTTAATTTAGAAAAATAACCTAATGTTTTAGGTAAATTAAAAGAACTCATTTCAACAACTTCATTAATGACATAGTTTTTTATAATTCTGCCAACTGGTATATCTGAACTTTCTGAGCTAACAAACATTACTCTTTTTATTTCATTAATATCATCTTTTACATTAAGCATAAATGCTAATTTTTCTAATACAATACCTGTAATATCTTCCACAGATAATGAAGTATCTTCATCTATTGTTGTTATTGATAGAAAATTATTTATTTCAGAATTATCTTCATTAGATGAAGAAAAAAATTCTTTTTTAATATCATCAACAATTTCCATTGCTTTGATTTTAAACTTGCTCCTTATTAAATTTTTATTAGCATTAATAAAAGAATTATTTGCACTATAATCTGTTAAACCAGTTTTTTTACTTAAAGTAGATGTTTGTTGGTCACCAATTGCATATGTACTAATGCTTTCTTTTATATCAGAAACTAATTTGTTTCCCACACCCCATATACCAAGATCAACCATTGTTTCAGCATAATTTTTATGATGCATTGGTAAAGAGTTAGCAATAAAATTATCATATACATTTTTAGGTAAACTATCACTCATATATTTAAATATCTTTTCAGCAGTATTTCTGAAATTATATAATGAATCATGTTTTTCTATAATATCAAAATCTTTATCATAATAATTAGTATTTTCACCTTTACTATTTAATTTTTTAGGTATTAGATGATTGTAAGTAAAATTACCATAATACCCAATACTACTTGTTTTATTAAAATGGTTAATTGCAATTAATGGTGAATTTATAAAATTCCACATTTCTAAATTAGATTTGTTTTTGTCAGATATATCATCAAAAATATTTATTCCTTCTTCATCTTTATATCTTTCTATTTTAGTATAATATTGAATTTTATATTCTTTTAACATTTCAATTTGTTGAGCAACTAATTCATCAAAATGTTTATCTGTTATATTAAAATCTTTAGCAGTAAAATTTTCTTTACTATCTATAACAATAAGTTTATTTAATTCTGTATCTGAATTAATAAAATCTCTTATCGCAGCTACCTTTGTAAAATCAAAAATATTAGTATTATTTTTATACCAACCAAGTAATCCTTCTTTATAAGTTTTAATTAAATCAGATTTATTAGATTTATCATTTTTATATGCTTTTCTGATTAATCCATTAAAATGTTTTTGAATATGATTTAATTCTTGATTATAATGATGAGAATATCGTTGTATTAATTGAGTTGTAAAACCACCTGTTTCATTTTTTTGATAAAACAATTTATAAGAAGCACCTTTAATTACTCCACCTAAACCATATGATTCTCCTAATTCAATAAGTGTTTTTTCAACAGCAGGTACTTGAGCCATTAATTCAAGATTTTGTTGTTGTTGTAATACAAGATGTTCATTAATACTATTTCTTAAAAGATGTATAACTATTTCAGGAATTTTATTTTTATCAACTCTATTTGGACTTAAAGTATAAGCACTAAATAAATCAGTATCTGCAATTGCTTCAGTCAAACTTTCTATAGTAAATCCTTCAAAATCTTTTAAATTTTTAATAATATCTAATTCATTAATAATATTAATAACACTTTTATCAAGACTTAATTTAGCTCTAATATTAGCTGTTTTAGCTTCACTTACCCATCCTTCTAATTGTTTCAAAGAAATAGACGTACTTCCAGCATTATCTTTTAAAATATCATTTAGTTGTTCATGAGTAAACAAAGGATTATTCTGAAGATCTAAAATTCTCATATAAAATCTACTTATATCAAGTGCTTCTAACAAATTATCGTAATTAAGATTACCAATAATTGTAGTATCAAGTAATGATTGCATTTTATCAAGATCTTTTTTGACATAATCTATTAAATCAATAGATTCTCTCACTTTTGTAAGATTATCAATCTCTTGTTCCATACTTAATTTATCAACACCATTACCATAAATTTCTTCAGCTAATTTTTGATGAACAATTTGTAATTTACCTTTTTCTATAGGATCACTTGTTAATTTTATTTTTTTAGTTAAAACATTGAGTCTATTATGATAATATTTCAAAATATTTTTTCTAAATTCTATATAATCTTTTGGATAATATTTATCTTCTCCAATAAAATCTTCTTCATTATTAATTACAACTTCAGGTTCATTAGGAATATCTTCTAGTGGATTATTTTCAAAAATAGATGAAGCAAATTCTTTAGGTTTATCTATTTCAATATTACTAACAGTTATATCTTCTATTGATGGCCATTTATTAGTATTATTAGCATCTTGCCAATCACCAATTCTAGCAGCTATAATTATAGGATTAAGATTTAATTGTTTAGCTAATTCTTGTACATCAGCATGATTTATATTTATACATTTATTTTTCATTAATGACTTAAGAATTTGAGTTTATAACAAGTAGTATTTATTAATTCAAGTACATCATCTACAATTGCTTGTAAATATCCATCTTTATATGTGAGTCTATGTTCAGTATATTCTTCAGATAAATTTTGAAGATATTTGAGTGGATCTAAACCTTCACTAAAAGATATACTATATCCTTTTAATAAACCATATTTACCTTGATATGATTCAATAAATCTATCAGCTAGATCTTCTACACCTTCATAAAATTCTTGTAAAATTATATGAATAGAATGTTTTGATGTTTGTAAATGTGCTACATGCATATCAGTTCTTGCTGTTAATAAAGATGATACAAATTCTATTGTTTTCATGTTATATACAATTAATTATTTTTTGTTGTACAGATTCGCTTTCTCTACTAAATTCTTCTTTGGTTAAAGTAGGATATGCTTCTTGTAATTTTTCTTTATTTGTTTCCCAAAGTTTACTTGTAATAGGTGATGCAAAATTATTTTTAGATGCAAATTTTTCAGCAGCTAATGTTAATATTTCTTGTCTAACTCCATTATTTTCTTCCCATTTCATAATATTGCCTGTTTTAACAGACATTATTTGATTTTTATTATTTACTACATAATTATCACCTTTTAAACTCACAACAACAGCTCTACCTTCTTGAACAGCTAAGTTAGCAAATATTTTATTTCTATCTTTGCTATCTTTGGTAAATACTTCTTTACCACTTTTATTGAAAATTTGGTTACCTTTAATAGTATAAGTTTGTGTAGTTTTACCTGTTGGAGTATATGTTATAACTTGATCTTCAGTTTTTATTTCTGCAATACTTTGTTGTGGAGTTATTTGAAATGTTGAAGATATTACATTGTTAGGAATAAAGTTCGCATAATCTAATAAGTCTTTTGCTCTACCGTATTTTAATTTTTCAGTAAAAGAAGATAACCAATTAGATAATAATACATTTACTTCTCCTACACTTATATTATAAGGTTCATATTTTAAATTTTCTTTATTTTGAAAAAAATCTACAGATACCGCTTCTAAATTTTTATCAACATTTTTAAGGCCCTCGTTGTAAACTTCTCTATTTTCTACTACTTTACCAGATTCTTTTACATCATAATATCTTCTGTAATTAGATATAATATTTCCATTTTTATCTAATACATCATAAGAAGCTATATATTTTCTTTCTCCATAAATTTCTGGTTTAAAAAATGTAAGATTAGAAATTGTATATCCTTTAGGTGGTACTATATAAGTTTGAGTATAATAACTTGGAGAATCAAATTGTCTAACTAATGTTGCTCCTGGAAAAGTATCTTTTAATTTTTTATTAAAATCTTTTCTAAACCCTTTTGGCACAACCCAGTCTATATCATGTAAAAGTTTTCCTGTTTTTCTAAATACAGAACCTTGTTCAGCAGCACTAATACTACCTGTAAGTATTAATCCAAAATCCCCAAAAGTCTTAATAATATCTTTACCATGAGTTGTTTCTTCTAATGCTTTAGCTAAAGTTACTCTTTCTTTATTTTGTAAATCTTTAGAATTAATAATAACCTCTTTTTGATTCATTAATACTTGTTGTATTAAAGAGTCAGTAACTTCTTTTAAATTTTTAGCATTAGTGAATAAATCTTTAAACCATTTTAAAAAATCATTAATTACTTTATGTAATTTAGTAGAATTATTATTATCTAATAATGACTCTTTAATGTATTTTTCAAGAACTTCGTTTTTAATTTTATTATAGTCTTTTATATAAGATACCCATTCTTCCATAGGTATTCTATTACCGTCTTTTAAAAACTTGTGTGTAGTTTTTAAATAATCAGAAGAATTACTAAGTAATTTTTTAAATTCAGAAGTGTCTTCTATTAAACTTTCTAATTTACGAAAGTCTATATTAGTATTAGCTAATAATAATTGAGATATTGCTTTAGTTGAATTATTTATAAATACAGAAGAATCTTCCCTGCTTGTATAAATTATTTTATGAAGTAAGTCAGTTGATGAATCTCCTTCTTCAAACTTAAATCCAAAATTATTAAAAAAAGTTTTTAATTTACTTTCCAAAGTAGCACCTATAGTATTTAATTCTTTTTGTGCAAGTTGTAACCCTTCTAAAAATGCTTTATCTATTAGTTCATTAGTATTATGAGTAAAGTTTTCATATTGTAAAAGTTTAGTAGCTGCTTCTGAATTAGGATTTTGTCTAAAACTTTCTACTACAAGTTTTTTCATTAATCCTAAACTATCAGCAGCTTTCATTTCCGCAACAGTTCCTTTACCTCTTATTTTTTTACCATAGGCAAAATTGTCTACAATCTCAAACTCAATAGCTGCTGCACCATCTTTAAATCTATCAATTATATTGCTATATTCTTTCCCCCATCCTTCTTTTTCCCAAGTATCTTTCCAACCTTTGCTATTTTTTGGATGTATAGCTGTTACTACCGCATATACAGTCTTAGTAGTCCCATCAGCAGATTTACCGAAATGTTTAATAGTATCTCCTACTTTAATAGCATATTTGTCCATTTCAGATTTACTTCTTGTAGTTCTCGTTCTTAATCCTGCTTCTATCATATCAATAGAATGTGGATTATTTCCAAGAAGTTTTTTAACCTCATCATTAGCTTCTACTAAAAAGCCATAGGATTCTGTTCCAGATACTTTATTTTGAGGAATATTTGCTGATACTTGTGGTGTTTTATTATAAGCATCATAAGTAGCTTTATCAAAAGTACCTGATTTATTAGATTGATATGCGTGTTCTACACTTCCGTATTCTCTACCTTCCCAAGTAAATTTTCTTGGAGCTAAGTTAGATAATATTCTTGTAGAAGTAGATGATTCAGCTTTATCCCAATAAACATTAATTGTTCCTTTAGGAGTAATTTCATATTCATTGACAACAGGAGCTTGACCAAGAAAATCATCTATTTTTTCAATAGTTTTTTTATACTCTGATATTGGAGTAATAGGTATAATTAGCACTATTAGTTTCTAAATTAGATTCTTCAACTTTAATTCTAGGTTTATCTCCTGTATGATAAATAGTAAATTTAGCTCCTATTTCTTGTAAATAATCTATAAATTGAGAATCTACATTTGGCATATCACCTACTATAAATTCAGCCCCATTTATGTTATTATGATAAATATCTGTTTTTGTATTTTCACTTAATGGTTTGCCTCTTAATTCAGAATTTCTAGCTAACATTACTATCTTAGCGTCTTCATTGCCTGATGTTCTATATGCTTCTATAGCTCCATACTCTGTAGGAGAACCATGTTTAATACCTATTTCTTTAAAAGAAGTATCAGTAGAACTTTTAGGAATAAAATTATGTAAAGAAGAATTTATATTTAATGATATTGGTGTAATAGATTCACCAATAAACGCATCAGCAACAGCTCTCATTGCTTTATCTTTACTATCACCTTGTGGAGTACCTTTACCCTTGTTTTCAAATCCTCCTTTATAACCTTGAAAACCTGATTTAGGTTTATTATTTTGCAATAGTTTATATTCTATTTGCCAAGCTTCATTTAATTTAGGTCTAACTTTAGAATTAAAATATTCAGTAGACCAACCTTCTAATTTGCTCCATTGTTCAACATTTTTTCCACTACCTACTAATTTATGCAAAGGTTTAGTAACTTCGACTAATATTTTTTCTCCAGTAGCACTTTCCCATTCTATAATATCTCCTTCTTTTAATTTCTTCCAATAATCTATATGATTATCTGATTCATATCTTGTTGTAGCGGTTCTCTCACCATTTTTAATCGCTTCAAAAGTAGTAGTAGAAATTATATCATTTCTTTTATTATTACCATAAGAAAAAGTCATTTTACCTTTAGCAGAAATAACTTTATTTTTAATTTCCTTTTTAGTTGTAGCAGACGAACTATCTTCCTTTACTTCTTTTACAGGTTCAATAGTAACTAATTCTTTTTCAAATTTAATCATTGACAATACAACATTGATAGATTCATCAGTAATATTATCGCCAACATAATTAGGATCGTCTTTAAAGAAATTTTTAATTGCTTTTATAAATTTTTCCCAAAGTGAAAGTTGACTAGTATACGGTATTTTACGAAGTTGATTTTGTAAATCAAAATCACTCATTAATTCTGAATAAAATTCATGAATATCTTTGAATACATTTTCAGATCTAGATTCTTTTTTAACTTTTAAATTCTTTTTAGCTACTTTGTATATATTAATTAATTCTCTAATATGAAGAGGTGTATCTTCAGTTATTTCAAGATTAGTATAATTCTCTAATTCTCTAGAAAGAAAGGCATGCATCATTTCATGCAAATATATTCTGGCACCATCAATGCCATTTATATTAATATACTGATTATTTAAGACAATAGTGTTATTTAAAGCAAAATATTTTCCTTCTACTATTTCTCCATTTACTGTAACATTATCAGCTATATCTAATATAATACTATTTAATTTATTTTTATCAGAAACAGAAATAGTTCGAATGACTTCAGCTATAGTTTTTATAGTAGGACTTATATCAGGATGATCTATTATACTAGTTAAAATACTATGATGATCTTTGGTACTAAATGCAAGAGGTTCATTCTTTATTGCACCTTCTTTTTGTTTTTCTTGAATAGTAGGTTCTTCAGAAGATCTTTTTACAGGTTGTTCACCAAAAAGTGTTTCTACAAAAGGATCCACTTTATTAGTATGAATATTAACAATAGATCTAACTATACCTTTTACAGTCATATCATATTCAGTCATATTTGAATGACCAAGTGTAGGTATTCTAAAATACTCATTTTCTTTTATAGGATTTTTAATAAAAACATAATATGAATTATTTTTATTCATACTAATCATTTCAGGAATCATATCATCTTCTGTGTTTTTTACTAACCATTCTTTATTTACTTTTATAGACAAAAGATCTTCTATAACAATTATTTTATTATCATCTTTGACTAAATCAGAAATACTAACTTGTTTTAAATCTTGAGGATTATGTTGTGCTTGTTGAATAGCAAAATTACTCAGATTTATTTTATCATTAATAGCAAAAATTTTTTCATTGTTGTCTAATAACGCAGTATGTATTGCTCTCATTGTACTAGCAAAAGATGTTTCTTCTAATAATACAAAAGGTATATATTTAACAAATTGATTTGCTTCTTGTATACCACCTTCTAAATAAGCATATCTTATCAAGTCATTTAATAATTTATGAGTATCATATTCTTTACCATTATAAGAAGGTAATTTAACAGGATTAACAACACTACTTTGAATACCATTTTCATCTGTTATAGTTTTAACACCTAACAAATTAGTAAAAGCCATATGTAATACTTGTTCATCAAGAGAATCATGTTGTGAATTATTATATTTAATAATAGAAGGTTCACCGTTATTCTTAATATCAAAAGTTATATTAGCAAACAAAGGATTTTTTTTGATAATATCAAGTTCTGTAGTAGACCAAAGATCTTTCAAATAAGATGCTAATGATTGATTTTCATCGCTATCTATAAACAATTCTTTTCTTTGTGTTTGCAAAGTTTCATTTTTATTATATATACCAGAATATTTATTAGCATAAAAGAATCTTTTGATATTAGCAAATACTTTTTGTTTTTGTTCAACAGTTAAATTTCTACCACTTCTTGAAAGAAAAATAGTTTCATTCATTCTGTGTTTTATTAAATCGGTATCATAAGGAAAATAATCTCCCCACAATCTAAGACTTGTTTGTAAACCATATGTATTATAAATTGATGGTAAAGTATTGTTTACTAAAACATATGTTCTATTTTTTACAATATATATACCTTTATTAGTACCATTTATTTTATCAATTTTTTCTTGTAAATCAATACTGTCAAATAAACTTTTTCCTACACCTTTACTATCAAGACTAGTAGTAGATTGTACTGTTCTAATTGCTTCATTGAATTTTTTAAGATCCAAAAATAAATCTAAAACTTCTTTTTGTAAGAAAGAATCTGTTGTTCCTTCTTTTGAATGATTTTCAATAGCAAAAGCTAGTTGTTCACTAGTAAACTTATATTTAGTTTTTACTACGTTAGAATCTTCTTCTTTTATTTTATATTTTTTTAATAAAATATCTTTAATATGTTTGTCTTTATCTTCAATAAAAAAAGCAGTATTAGATAATATTTTTGCCATCTCAATAACATAATCTCTGATAATAGGTTGATTAAGTATTAAGAAAGAAATACTATCTATTCTTTGACCACCTAATTCAGCTCCTTTACCTTTATCAAGTCCTAATAAACACATTGTTGTGTCGGCACCAAATGTATAATCATTTAAATTGATTTTACCAAGTACACCAGCAGTAGCATTATCAACAGAAATATTCTGTCTTTCTCCAATTACAACTGCTATTGGTCTAGATTCTTCATTAAGAATTGATTTACCAAGTTTGTTATCAAATGTTATACCATCAATAATGATTTCAAGAGGTTCATATATTGCTTTTTCACCAATAGGACTTACTCTTTTCCTTAAAGATAATTGATTAACACTATTGTTTATAGCTATCTGTTCTATTAAAGCATTAAATGTAGCTAATGAACTATAAACACCTATACCTGCTTTACCACTAGCACCAGATATCATTGTTTGTTTCTGATATTCATCAGATATAAAACTTAAAGTTTCATTACTAGTTTTGCTTATAACACTATCAAATATATTAGCTTGATATTTAGCATCATCAATTGACAGAATATTTAATGTTTTTTTCTGTACTTCTTCATGTGATAATATAGATTGATAAAGATTTATCATTTTATTATTGATAAGTTTTTCTTTTAATATATTTAACTCATCAATTTTATCTTTATCAATAGCAGTTTTAAGTTGTTTATTAATGTCTTCAATTTTTACAACATCTTCTAATGGTACAAGTTTACCTTCTTTGTTTTTTACTGTCCAAAGATGATATGTATTTTCTTTATCAACATCAAAATCAAGGCCTTTCTGCATTGTTTTACTAGCAGATACTAACATTAAATCACCAACTTCAGTAGGTAGAAAACCTTTGATATTATCAAGTGACATTGAACTATGATTAGAAGTAGGAATACGGAAACTAATAATTTTCAATAATCTTTCATCTATTTTATCTTTATCTAACTGATAATATTCTGCACCATCACTATTTTTAACAAGTTTTACATATTTTTTAGTCCCATCTTTATTTGTATCTGAAACAAGATCAATAAGATTACCTTTATTATCTCTAAATTTAGAAGGAATTAATATATCATTGTGTCCAAGTTTTTTTATAGGTTCATCTATCCAAACAATTCTCGATTGATTAATATCATGAATATTACTTGTAGTATGAAAACCAGCACTACTACCTGCTACATAAGAGTAACCAGGCATCTTAAATTTAATAATGTGTTTATTTATAATGGATTGTAACAATGCTTCGTATCTATAAGCATTTGGTGAAGCCCATATAGGATTAGCAAATTCTCCATTTTCATTTAAAGTGAGTGCAGCAATATCCTGAATACCATTTTTCTTTGCTTCACTATTAATGGTTTCTTGTAATTTTTCTATACTATTAAACTTACTTAAAAGAATTTCTCTTCTATGTTCTAAAAGTTCTCTAAATGTATTGTTAAAAGTTGTATAAAGTTCTTTACCATCAATTGTTTTATCATTATATTCAAAGTTATCTAATAATAAAACACCATTAGCAAGAATAAGTTTATTCATCTGGGTACCATTTGATATAACATCTTCTGAATGATAACCAGATTTATATGGTACATCCTGTTGAATTCTAAAATTCTCTCTATTTAATTCAAGTGTGTGTTCTGATATAATAGTATCAAGTAAATTTTCATCAGTTAATTCTCTATTAGAATTGTCATTTACATATACAAATTTACCAGAGCCATCTTTTGAAAACATATTTAAAGCATTTCTTGCACTACCAACTTTATTAGCAGATTGGAAAGAAGCTCTAACATTTTTATTCTTTTTAGCTTGTATATTTTCCATTAACAATCTGAGTTTGTCAATTTCCAAACTAGCTGTTAATTGTGGAATTAATGGGAACGAAGATGATTTAATATAGACAGGTCTCATTATACCATTAACTTCATCAAATTTATCACCGCTATATACAGGTTTAATAGGCTGTAATACTTTTTTCACAAGAACTCTTTCTTTTTCAGTAAGTAAATCAATACTTTTATAATAACTAAATAATTTTCTAGCATCTTCTAAATCTTGAATAGTAAAATCAACAGCACTATCTGGTGTTTTACCAAGTCTATAAAGAATCTCAATATGTTCTTGCCAAGTAGTATATTCTTGTGCATCAGTTTCATTTACTTTTACATAATTTTTAGCACCTTCTTCACCAAGTGCTTTTAAAAGCATTTGATAAGAAGAAGCTTGTGGTTCATTATCATCTAAAAATAATTGTATATAACTATCATCAGTACTATTTGCAATTTGTTGACCTGGTGCAATTAATCTCGCAAGTCGTTTTGTAATATTCTCATAAGTAGCTTTAATATCAGCATTTAAGTCATAAGTATTATCTGTAATTTTTAATTTTCTGTTAATATTTGATTGTTTGTAATAAAAAGCTGGATCCATAGCATAAAGCTTTAACATATCTGAATAATGAATCAGATAATTAATAACTTGGTCATGTGCAATTAAACTATAAAGTTCTTCTTTAGTTTCAGTAGCACTCCATTTTGATAAATATTTAGTATCAAATAAACCAATAATATTATTATTTTTCCATGATTCTAATTTTTCATTAACAAGATTTTTAACAAAGTTATCTAATACAATATTAGCTTTTTCTTTGATTTGATTTTCTATTTTGCTAATATCAACATTTTTCTGTGCTAAATAATGAATAAGTTTTATTTTATTACCTTTAATATCTAATTCAATATCATTGAGTTGAGGTATTTGATAAAAAATACCACCATTATATTTAATATTATATTTACCATGTTGATGAAAATTAATAATTCTTTGTAATTCAGGATTAACAATTTGTTTATAAAGGTATTCTCTTATACCTTCATTCATTGTAACTACACCATTTTCTATATTAAAATCTTTATTGGTAAAATTTAATATTGCTGTAATAAAACCTTTTACACTAGTTTTATCAGAAGATGTTAATCCCAACATATGAGCAATTCTTCTTTGAAAACTATATTCTTTATCACCAACTGTAATTTTTACAGGATGATCAGCTAATATTCCATTACTTGTGTTTTGAAAGAATCCTACTTTTGTTGTTTCATGATCAGCATCAGATAAATCAGTCATTGAATTTTTTAAAGGAACCTTTTTACCTTTGATTTTAAATGAATTGTTACCTATTGTAAATAGATTATATCTATCTCTAAACTCATCAGATTCTTTTAGTAAAGTAATTATATCTGAATCTCTACTAAAAACATCTTTAGATAAATTATCTTGTATAGCTTTGGTTTTAAGACCATTGATTCTGTCATAAATGAGACTACCTGTAACAAATCCATAGAATGTTTTTCCATTATCTCTAAATGAAACAACCATTCTTGCTTGTGTATATCTTGCTTCTGCTCTAGCTATATTAGAAATAATATTATCTGCAAATCCAAAAGTACCACTTGTTTCTAATTTAATTGGTGTATCACTATTTGCTATAATCTTCAATCTAGCTGCTAAATAACCAAAAATACCTTTATTATTTTCCTTTACATAAAACATATCTTCAAACGGTATTTTTTTACCATTAACTCGATAAGTATTATTAATAAATTGATCTAATAATTTAGATGATATTTTAATACCAATATCATTTAACCATGCAATATATTTCTCTTTATTTTCAACATCATATTTAGTATATACTTTAAACTTATAACCAGTTTTAGTCTTTTCTAATATATATTTATCTGTATTTCTATTTTTTGAATAGAATAATATATTTGTTTCAGCAAATAATTTATTTAATATTTTATCATTAATTTGAAATTCTTGACCATCATCAAGATGTTCTGTAATACCAATCTTTTCTAAATATGAATTTACATCTGTATTTGATACAAATTTTTCACGTGCAAAATCATTAAATCTATCTAATAAATCTTGTGCTTTTTTACGATCAAATATACTATCATTACCATTTGATAATGTCAGATTTTTTCTAATATTATCTCTCCAATCAGACATGTGACTAGCTGCAACACTTGAAGAATTACTATCGTATACATTTAATGATACATTTGTACCAATAATACGATTATGATCATCATATGTATGATTTTTAACTAAATAAACAAACTTAGCTAAAAACTTATGATTATTCATAACTACAGAGAAATTGCTCTGAAGATTATTAGGTTTAGATAGATCTTTGTTATCAGCAAGTAATCTTCCTACTAAAGTATTAGCTTGTTTTTTTACATATTCTTCATCATAAACATCTTTGTCTTCAAGCCACATCCAAGGGTGCACAGAAGCATTAGCTTTTAACTCAGCTATCATTGTTTCAAGATTACTACCCATGTTAGCTAATACAGCAATAGTATTATCAAAAGCAAAATCCTTTGATACAAATTTTGGTAAACCAAGAAAACCAGTTTTTTGATTACCATTTGTATCTATATCAGGTTGATTAAATAATAAATTACGAACTAATGTACCTGCTTTTTCATGAAAATCTTTTTCTTCTGAATTTTTATCATAGGTAACATTTTCGTCAATTTCTTCTGATTCAATATCAATTTCTTCTGATTCAATGTCATCCTCTTTTATTTTAATAGCATTGATAACTTTATTTTCAACTAATTCATCAATAATTTTATCTGCAATTAAATTTGTGTTATCCTGTATTTGTTTAATTTTATTGAAGAAAGTATAATAGTCAGATAACAATAAATTTAAATTAGAATAAATTCCTTTTTTATTAAGAGTTTCAAGTTCATTTAAATTTTCTTCAAGAGGTTTAATAATTTTATCAATATGATCAAGAATCATATTTTCAATATTATCTTTGATATTATCTAAGCTAACATCACTATTTTTAATAATATCACTATATATAGAAGCAAAACTACTTGTGATTTCAGATAATTCATAAGGAGTTATACCTTCAATTGATTTAAGAACAGATTTAATTCTTTCAATTGATTCTATACCAAGTACAGGTGAAGCTTGTTCTTTCCTTAAAAGTTCATTTAATGATTTACCAATTCTTTCATCTAATGAATATAATCCATTGATTGCATTATAAGCTTTTGTTATAATTTCTTCATCTGGTGTTAGTTTTTCAACATCTACAATATCTTGTGATTACTGTTGGAATATTAGGTTTAACATCTAATGATTTTTCTACTTCAGGTTTTATTTCTTCTTCTGTGACAACTTCTTTTCTAGCTTGTGCTTCTGGTAATCCGACAGTTATTAAAGGTTGTATAGAAGGAGTCCATACAGGATTTTCTTTGGTACCAACATTATAATTTTTAAGATTTGTTTTTAAGGTGTTAATGATATAATCATAATATGAAGAAAATTCAGTACTTTCTATGGTATGAAAATTATCATCTAATAAAAATATTGGTTGTTTAATATCCTCGTTTTGTAATGAAAGAATACCAACATTTTTTGTTGCATTATTGATAATATTAGTTACTGGTTTTAATTCGCTATCAAATATGATAAAAGCAAGTTTATTATATTTATATGACTTAAATGTATTTTGATGAATTTTAAAGTTTTTAGCTCCAGCAGAAATTATAATTTCATTACCATTCATTTTAATGAATGGAGAATATATAAACTTTTTAAGATATTGATATATACCTTCCTTTGAACCAATATCAATACCAGAATGTTTTTCAAATTCTTTAATTAACTTTACTGCTGTAGGATCATTTTTTGAACTACCATATAACCGTAATGCTTTTATTATAGATGTAACTACTTCTTGAGATGGATTTTCTTTCGAATCAAATACAAATCCAATAGCATAATCATTGGTTTTATCTTCATTAGTACCTATTCTTCTAATATCAATAATGTTATCACCAACAAAATTATCAACATTTGTAGTAGTACCTTCAAGATTTTCACGTTTACCAGTTTCTAAATTATATATAGATAATTCATCTTTTATTTTTAAACCAATAACAAAACTATTTGCTTCTTTTAAAGTAATAGCAGTATCTAATTTACTAGGTTCAAGAACTCTGGTATTTTTTTCTTTTATTTCTAGAGAAATACTTTTATTTTTTTTAACTAATTGTCTAAGAGCATGTGTATTTCTTTTTCCTTCTTTTCTCTTAATATCATCTTCTACATTTGTTTCATTATACCAATTTAAATCATGTAAAAGTGCAGAACCATCTTCTAATCTTTTACCTTTTTCATAAACTACAATTGGTACAACATCCCAATATTCATCTGAACCTTCTTTTAATTGATAAAAAGATGGTTCTAATATATTACCTTCTTCATCAATAGTACTAATCATAACACCATCTAAAACTTCTTGGTAAGTAGGAATATGACCACTGATTTTCCACGGACTATATTTGATTTCCATAGAAAGATATTCAGGATGTACTTCTGCAATCATTTTAGTACCAACATTGAGTCTATCTGGATCAGAAAATTTGACAGCTAGAGGATCTACTGTTCTACCTTCTACCCAACGTTTTTCAATTTCACCTGTTATAGGATTAACAATCTCTTCTAATATAGAACCAGTACTTATAGCTAATGTGACATTACCTGATTCAATGGTATTACCTGTTTCAGGAATAAGACCAGATGATGTTTCTATATATTTTTTATCATTTAATTCTTTTAAATTTTCATTTTGTAATTCTATTTTTTCTTCTTCAGATATATTTTCTTCATATAATCTTTGAAATTTATCTAATGCAACTTGCATCTTGAAAAGTTCATTGTAAACAGTATTATAATTTACATCAGCTTTTTTACCTGTAGTATCAAATATGTATTTTTCCCAACCTTCTACAAAAAGATTATACATTCTTTCTATATTAGCACCTTTATCATTACTAATCTCAATTGCTTTCTGTATTAACTCTTTAAAAGTAGGATTTTCAACATCCATGCCTTCTATAAAATCTTGAATAAGCAATGATGCTAAAGTAGATCTTTCTTCTGTAGAAGGAGTCAAAATAACAGGAGATGCTTTTTCAAACATACTTAGATACTCATCCTCACTAATTTCTTTACTAATTTCTTCACTAGTTTTTTTACTAGTTTCAGGAGTTACTATATTATCATTAACCAGATTTTTTATATTACCAAGTACATCTAACAACTCTTGATTTTCATTTTCTGATATTGCTGCTTCTGAAAGTTTATCATTAATTGAATCAACATCTTCTTCTGATTCAACAGATGTTTCTTTTTCAATAACTGATTTATCAGTATCAGGATCTTCTGTTTTAACATCTTCTTCAGTAATTCTAGCTTTTTGTTTTTCTGCTTCTTTTTCAACAGATTCAATATTAATTTCAGGATCTTCTTTAGCTGTTTCAATAACTGTATCTACATCATCTGTAGTTTTAGTTGTTTCAACAGCATTTTCAGCAGCTTTTTGGTTTAATTTTTTCTGATTTTCTGGATCTCTATATTCAATTATTGTATTTTCAAGTGTTTTTGCTCTAGCTTCAAGTGATAAATTCTGAAGTTCAATTTGTCTAACTTTATTTTGTGAACCTATTATACCAAGTATTCTATTATCCTCTTCTCTTTGTTCTTTGGTAATAGTTTCACCATTATATTCAGTTTCTGTTACAGATAAAAGATCTTTTAATTTTTTTTCTTTATTTTTTAAAAATTTTATTTGATTTAAAATATTTTTTCTAATTGTATTTCTATTATTAGTTTTAACATTTTTTAAAGATTCCTGAAGATTATTTATAACTAAAGAAATACTATCAAGTGAGGTTTTAATTTCAAATATAGTTTTACCTAATTCAGTTATTTTATTATTATTAAGTAATTTATTATTGTTGTCAATAAATACTTGATTTGAAACAATGCTATCATTTACTCCATCTAATTGTAATCTAGCTTGTACTAATGGAATTAAAACATGATAAGGTGTTTCATTTGTAACTTCTTCTTCAAAAATTTCAGCAGTCTTTTTTGCATTTTGTATTAATAAAGGATATGTTTGTCTAATTAAAGCATGATCTTCAGTATCATCTGTAGCTTCTGCTAATGTTTTTTCCAGAAAATTAAGATGTGCTTCATATAATGAATCATCAGCATCTGATATTCTATCAACTAATAATCCATTTAATGATTTGTGTTCACTAAGTTGAGCAATATAATTATTAGCTAATGCTGTATTTCCATCATTTAATGCTTCAGATATCTTTTTAACATATTCAAGTTCAATACCTTGATTAACTTCTTTCATCAAATTACTATGCATCTTAATCCACTTATCTTTACCTGTGTATTTATTAAGACCTAATTTAGCAACAGATCCAAATGCAGGTAAAAACGCACCACCCATAACACCTCCAGCAACCTGATTCCATACATCAGATCTTTGTAAATAATCAGGTAATCTATCTGTAAAGAAATTATTATCTGTTTTTAAACCAGCTGCAATTTCTGCATTATGTTGTGCTTCATAACCATATACTGCCTGACGACCTTCTTCTTCACCTTCTATAAGACTACCAGTTAAAGATTGTACTCCACCTCTAACAAATTTATTTGGTATTTTATCAAATATTTTTTCAATAGGATTTCTATTAACATCAGTTATTAATTTTCCTTTTAAAGGACTATATGTTAACATTGATGCTTCTAAAACACCTAATGCTGTACCTGTAATAAAATCTCTTCTGAACATATAAGTAGCTGCTTCAGAAGCAAGTTTATTAGCTTCTTCATCAGAAATACCTCTTTCTTTTAAAGAATTATATGTTGTATTATATATTTCAGCACCATTCATCAAAGCTTCTCTACCTCTACCATNTGCATATGCACCAGTAAATGCAAGTTTAGCATTTTTAGTACTAGCAATTACCTTAAGAGNTTTATGTATTGTATTAACCATATTAGCTGCTTTAGCTGTACCTACTGCAAGTCCACCAACTCCTTTAGTAACAGCTCCAACTGCAAGAGATGTAGCTACACCTTCAACAACTGATGGAATAGCTATACCAAGTGCTGAACCAACACCACTACTTGCTACATTAGACCACCATGCAGGATCACTTGGATTAAAAGAACCTGGATCTCTTTCTAAGTCAGTTTGTATATTAGACTCCATGTATTCTTTACCCCAAGTACCTAATCCACCAAAGGTATCTAACATTGTAGCCCATGTATCTGTATCACCTTTAGCTGCACCAATAATATCAGCACTAAGTGTAGAAATATGTTGTGCTCCTGTTCCAACAGTAGTAACAAGAAAATTATTTAATCCTTTGCTAATATGTTCAGTCCAAGGTATAGTAGATACAGCTTTATTATATTGCAAAGGATCATATATTGATCTGTCTAATTCTGATAATCTACCTGATGTTTCAGTATAACCTGGAATAGTATGAGTTGTATCAAAAGAAACCGATGCTGGAGCACCGGGTCCTTTAGATGTATCTATTGTTAATCCATCATCAGATATCATTAACGAAGAATTATTGAAAGAAAGTGGGTTGGCGACAGGAGCTTTATATTCAAATTCTGACATATATTATTTATTAATATTAAAAAGGATAAGCACCTTGTATATTACGATTTGGATTAATTGGTAATGAATTTATTATATCTGGTGATATATAATTATTGTTATTTTCATTTACTATATTAGTATCATTAAATATATGAACTTTTTCTGGATCTACAAAATAAGGATCATCTTTTATTTCATTATTTGTATTATTTGTAGATTCACCTTCAAGCATTATATTTGTAGATGTTTCCATTGGTGAAGTACTTGCAAGATTTATTATAGCTGATGCTACTACTCCATTATTATCACTAAGTCTCCATACACGTCTTTTATTATTTCTACTATCATAAGTAACCATAGCAATACCACCTTCACTTGTTTTTCTAATAACAGCTTTAATTGGTCCAACAACAATTTCTTTTAAAGGTCCATAATAAGCACCATCTACAGGATTTAAAGCTGATTCAACTTCTCTACCCACTTTTGTTATCTGTGGATTACTAAATCCTTTTACAAAATTACGTACTTCAGGGCTAAAAGAATTATTATCTATTTTATTTTCTAATATATGAATAGCATCAGGATTATTAACTATGAATTTAGATTTTTTTCCATCAATATTAATAGCTTCTATAATAATTTCACCATCTTCGCCATGTTTAATATTTTTAAATTTATAACCAGTTTCATCAAGATCAGCAAATGCAATAGAATTTAATTCTTCATCTGCTGGTATTTTTTTAGGTTTACCATCATTATCATATATTACCTGAGTTACTGAATTTGGATCTATTTGTAATATATTTAAAACAGTTTGTTGTAAATCTTTATTTCCAACAACATTTAAACCAATAGTTGGATTAACTTGATTTTCAGATAATTTTGTATTAAAAGAATTGTATTTGGCAATATATAATTCATTTGTTTTTTTAGCTTTTCTTAATTGATTTTCTAAATCCGAAAACTCTTTCTTATATCTATTAGATTCTGGATCTGTTATTGAAAAAATATTTTCATCTTTTATAAGTTCTTTTATTTGACGTTCTATTTGAGGAACTTTATCAATTAAACTTACATCAATATTTGGATTTTTTGATGCTTCAACTTCCATTGCTTCAACAGTCATTTCTTTAAGATAAGAATCTCGATTTTTAGCGTCAACATATTCTTCTTCAAGTCTTTTTTTTCTTCCTTCATATGTTGCTCTAACATCTGGAGGCAAATTTGGATCTTCAAGTTTAACATCAATTTCTTCTAACTGTTTATCATAATAATTTCTACGAGCTGAAGTATATATAGGTAAAGTAGATTGTTCAGAAGGAGAACCTTTTGTAAGAATAGCATTACTACTAGGTCTAATACTTGAACTACCACTTGAACTACCACTTAAATCATCACTATTATAATCATCCTCCATAGGTGTCCGTATACCTATTATATTTTTTATTAATTGTTGATTTACAAGTGATTGTTTAGAAAATGCATCTTCCTCATTTAATGTTCTACCTGTTATAAAATCACCATTTTCATCCATTATTGGATTACCATTTTTATCTTTTATATAACCAATATATACATTTTTACCATCTGGTGTTTTACCTACAATAGCAGGACTATTTCTTTCAGGAAAATGTTGTTGGTATTCATTCCATTCTCTATTTGAATTTAATGCTCTTAATGCTAATTTTTCTTTAACATCTGAAGGTAAATTTGGATCCATTTTTGATATTGTAGTATCTAAATATTTTTCAACATTAACATAATTAGGTACTACTACATTTGGTATTGATTCACCTTTTTTTAAAGCATCAATTACAGCTGGTTTATAACTATTAAAAATTTCTTGAACATCATTTGGGTTTTTATTTTTATTTTCTAAATTTTCTTTTAATGAATTATTAAAATGTTCATAAGCTTGTGAATATTGACCAATTTTACCTGTAGTCATATCTTGAACCAATTGTCTACCTATATTTCTAAGTTTACCACCTTGTGTTAAAAAAGAATTAGGATCAGTTTTTGCTAAGTTAGTAGCTTGATTTATAGCATCTCTATAAGGTTGAATTGCTGTATTTTTATCTTCTTCTAATTCAGAAAATGTTTTTACACTATTTAGTGCCATATCAATTTTACTGAGATTATCTTCATTTGTTTGCCAATTTTTTATAGAAGTATCTACATATTTACCAATAGCTTGTTCTGGTATTGTATAAAAATCAGTACTTATTGTAGGAGGTGCATATATTGAAGGTATTTCCATTATCCATTACTCCCTAATATAGTATAAAGTTCATCAAAATTAATATTAGCTTTGTTAGTACCTTTACCTTCATAATAAGACTTACCACTTTTGTCTTTAGGTAATGCTGCCCATTTTTGAGATAAACGATAAATTGCTTTCTCAGATGATGTCTTACCCTTTAAAAAATCACCTAAACCATGATCTAATGCTAATTGTTTAGCAAGTTGTCTTTGTATAGCAGGACTATATTTTGTTTTCTTTAAATCCAAACCTAATTTTTTAGCAGTAGTTTCAATTTCATTGTGACCAAATTGCCATGCACCAACATGTTTACCAGTACGTTTAGCGTGTGACATAACATCTTGAAGTGTCATATTACTTAAACCATTTAAAGGTTTACTATTACTAACAGCATCATAATTATTACTACTTTCACCTCTTGCAATTAAATCAAGAACATCTTCAGAATTATCTTTTACTGAAGCAGTAGTTTTTGTTCTTTTTCTAATACTATTATAATCAGGAGATTTTGTTATACCAGTAGAAATAATTTCATTATCATCATTATTTGAAGAAATACTAACTGATTTCTTTTTCTGAGTAGGTAATTTAAAAGAATCATTATTAGGTTGTATCATACTTAAAAGTCTGTTAAATGTAGCAGACATATCGTTTTTATCAGGTGTTGGTCCTTTTTTAATAAAAGGTTGTATTGAACCTTTAGGTTGTTTACCTGTAGTACCACCATATGGAAATTTATATGCAGATGGGAAAATAGATGTATATGTATCAGGATCTTCACTAAGCCCAGGTACACTTAAATTATAACCACCTGTACTTTCACTAAGTCCAGGTACAGTTAAACCAGAACCACCTGTACTTTGATCTAATATTTTATTATATAAACTAAGTGTTTGTTCATTCTTTTGATTTGTATTTAAAGCAGAACCAATACTTTGAACAGCACCAAATACAGATTGACCCGCAGCCGAAGAAGCTTGTGAATTTGATCTTTCTACAGCTTGATCATATCTTTGTGCATTACTATTAAAGTCAAGTTTTTTTGCTTCACCTTCTGCTACTTTAGCATCTCTTGTATTAAGCATATTACTTTTTGTTACACCTAACTCACCTTCTTTAGCAGCTAAAGCACTACTTAAATCTGTCATACTATCACTATATATCTTATTTGTTTTAGTTGCCAAATCAGATCTAAGTGCCCTTCTTAAATTAAGAGAACCACCAGCATTATCTATTGCAGCAGTAGCATCTTGTTTATTCTGAGTTAATTGATTTTTAATTTGATTTTCAGCATATGTATTTTGTATCTTTAGATTATCAGATACATTATCTAAATTTTTTAATCCTGCAATACCATAATCTTTATTTAAATTAGAATTCATACGAAGTGCAGGTTTTGTATCTCCTATTGAATTTAATGTACTAAATACATTAAAAAGAGAACTAGCTACATTAGCTCCAGCAGTAAGTTTATCACCTGTAGTAAGACCAGCACCAAGAGCAGCTTTAGGTATATCATTATTTTGATCACCTTCTACTTGTTTTCTAATCATTGTTTGTAAAGCAACATCAGCTTCTTCTTCTTTAGCTAATTTTTCACCTGTTCTTTGTAAGGTATTAAGCTGAAAAGGATCTCTTTGTTTTTTATTTAATTTTTTTAATGTTGCTTCTCTGATTTTTTTTCTATCAGCTAAAGATAAAAATTTACCTTTATTGTTTTTAATACCAATTCTATCAGAAAATATAAGTGAACCATCAGGTACATTCATAGTTACACCACCACTTGCATGAGATGGACCATTAATATTACCTACTTGTCCTTGTGGTGTTTCAA